GTTGGAAATAAAGTAACTTTCTTTGGACTTGAATTTAATTGTCCAAGTGGTAGTGGAATCACGTCCACTATTTTTCCATATTCTGGATCATCTCCATCTGGATTTACATTCACTGTTCTTGGAATTAATAATGCAAATGAATTTGTTTTCAATGTAGGTATATCAACAATTGTTCATTCTTATGTTAGTGGTGGATACACTAAAAAAGTTCCCACAATGCAAGGAGTCATAAGATATCCAAATGAGAGTAGAAATGGTGCTTATGATTTTACAGTTACAGGTATTAAAACAACAAATATATTCACAATACAAGCAGGCTTAACAACAATTCCACATTATTATACTCAATCTGGAATAGTAAGTTTTAGGCAGTTTGAAGAATTTAAAATACGTATTAATGAAGTTCAGACAGATAAGTTTTCAGGAAGTTATCCTGGTCAATTTATAAAATTTGATGATATTTCTTCTAATTTTAATGAAATAAGAAGAAAATTTACATTAACAATTACAACTAGTGGTCAAAAAGATATTGTAAGTTTAAAAATTATACCAGGAAGTGATTTAGATATTACTAATAATATATTTGTATATATCAACGACATACTACAAAATCCTGGAGACGCATATACTTTCTTTGGATCTAGAATATCTTTTAAAGAACCTCCAAAGAAAAATTCTAAATGTTCAATTTATTATTATAGAGGCTCTTCATTAGATGTTCAAGATGTTGAACCACCAAAAACAATTAAAGAAGGAGATACAATTCAAATTAAAGAAAATAAAAATGACATTCTTGACACAGATCAATTTGAAAGAGTGGTCAAAAAAATAGTATCATCAGATCAATTAGATACATTTACATATAAAAGTTTTGGTATAGATGTAAATCCATTAAAGATTAGACCATTAACTTGGAAAAAACAAAGACAAGATAGAATTATTGGCGGAACTTTATTTGCAAAATCAAGACCTTCTTTAATCGCTAATTTGAGACCAAATGCTATTGTAATCAAAGAAATAGGATTAACTGATAATGAAATTTATGTTGATAATGCTTTCCCAATATTTTCAAATGTTGATGCATTAGATGAAAATTTGAGGAATTTGTTAATTACTGAAACAAGAACAGTAAATGTAGCTATGGCTACATGTATAGTTTCTAGTTCCTCTACGATATCTTCTGTTGCAATAACAACATCTGGAGTAGGATATGCATATACTACAAATCCAGCTGTAATAATTTCAAAGAGCCGTATTACCAGAAAAGACCCAATAGAAAATTGGCAAGGGATTATTGGCGTTTCAAGTTCTTACACACTCAACTCTATAGATCATGGTAATATATTTGTTGGAGTTGGAAGTAATTCAATTTACGCAATAAGTAATGATGGATATAATTGGAATACTGGATTAGTTGGATATGCAGGTACAATTGGATTTAATGCAATTGCTTGTGGAAGCACAAATAATTTTGTTGCCGTTGGTGAATATGGAAAAGTTGTAAGATCAATAGGATATGGAACAACTATTGGATCTTGGTCTGAGTTATCTTTACTGGAAGAAGCTGTTACTCCTGGATTAAATCTAGTAATTAAAGTTGGTAGTTCTTACACATCTACTTTCAATGCAATACACTATAGTCCAGTTTTTAATACTTGGACTGCTGTTGGAGTTGCAGGATCTATATTTGGCGGAGTTGGCATCGGAACAACACAACTTATTAGTAGATTCTCTCAAAGTTTATCAAATATTAATAGTGTGACATCAACTAATACCCGCATTTATGCTGTTGGTAATGGCGGATTAATTATTTCCTCTTTGAATAATGTAGTTTGGGAAACACTATCTCCACCATCAATACAAAATTTAAGAAAAATAATTAATGTTAATGGAACTTTAGTGATAGTTGGAGATCAAGGAGTAATTATTAAATCTGTAAGTGCTGTTGATTTTATATCTGTAAATAATAATTTAAATGGATTAGATTTGAGAGATGTTTACTATGATTCAGGCCTTTATATTGTTATAACATCATCAGGTAGTTTATATTACTCATTTGATTTATCTAATTGGATACTAAGACCAACAAAACAAAATAAAATTTTAAAAAATATTATTTCTGAACCATCCGTGGGATTAGAAGGAAAAATAGTATCTGTAGGCGTTGGCACGGTAATTACTTCAGAACCAATATTTAATCAAGCTAAAGCTATTTCATATGTTTCTTCTGGTGTGGTAACTTCCATTCAAATAATAAATGGTGGATTCGGATATTCTCAACTTAATCCACCACCTCTACTGGTAGAGACTGATTATGCAAAAACTGAAAATATTTTATCATTCAAAGCCTTAGGAGATTTTGGATCTATTATTGGAATTACCACATATGTTGCTGGAACTGGTGGTATTGGAACCACGTCTCCAAAAATAGATTTTACTTTAAAATCTGATACCTATGATAATAGCACTCTCGGGATTGGATATTCATCTTTAAATTCCTATGGGGTAAATTACAGTCAACTTTCAAAGGGAGATTACTTTGTAATTACTAATAGTAATGTTACAGTTGGCCATGCTTTAACGGGAATTACTACTTTCTTAGGTGGAATGTCTAATTATCCTGCATCAAAAGTTGGGACAGCATCATCATTTATTGATGGTGTTTATAGGGTAGAAAATGTTACAACACAGTCTTTAGGTATAGTTACTGTAACATGTCACTTTGCTCCTATTGAAGGTGGATTTGGTAATTTTGTAAGTGTTTATGTTAGAGGTTCAAATAATACTGGAGTTGGTACAAATGGATTCTATGGTAGATATTCTTGGGGCAAAATTTATGATTATCAAAATAGAGTATTATTGGACCCACAAACATTTAAAGTATATAATGATAACGGAATAATTGGAATATCTACAAACCCACAGATCTTTAGAACAAGAGGTCTCTAGTTCTTAAATAAATAAATAAAAAGTTTTAATTACAATGCCTGCAATCATATCAGATCAATTTAGAATATTGAATGCTGAAAATTTCGTTAAAAATGTAACTGGTTCTGCCAGCACTACCGATAAATACTACAGTTTTATTGGATTACCCAATAGTAGTGATATTCGGGCTGGTGGAACATCTACATGGAGCATTGATACTCCATCTCCATTAGATGGGTTAAAAGAAGAAACGCAGATAAAAGAAACAATTATTGCTATGAAACAAATTACATCTCAAGATGTAAGGAGACTTATAAGAAAAGTTGAGTGGGTTGCAGGTAATACTTTTGAAATGTACAGGCACGATTATACCATTTATAACCCTAGTCCTGTTTCAAATTCAAGTTCTCTTTACGAATGTAATTACTATATTGTAAACTCAGATTTCCGAGTTTATATTTGCCTACAAAATGGAACCGATCCAGAGAATCCTAAAGGAAGGCCCTCTTATGATGAACCAACTTTTATTGATTTGGAACCTAGAGTTGCTGGAACTTCTGGTGATGGATATTTGTGGAAGTACCTTTATACAATTAAACCCTCTGAAATTGTAAAATTTGATTCTATTGAATATATTCCCGTTCCAGAAGATTGGGGTATTCAGGGAGAAAGTATATCTACAAAAAATAATTCTATAGATGGAAAAATAGAAGTCATTTTAATTAATGATAGGGGATCTAGTTATCAACCTATTTCAACTTCATTCTCAAACGTTCCAATTCTGGGAGATGGCCAAGGCGGTAAGGCTACAGTGACTATAGATTCTTTTGGGAAAGTTTCTGAAATTATTGTTACAGAAGGTGGAAGTGGATATACATATGGTACAGTACAACTATTTCAAGGAGCTCCTGGATCTGAATCTGGTGGACCAATTAATGCTTTAACAAATACTGGAATTGGTACAACATCCAGAGCATCTTTCAATGTTGTTATACCACCGAGAGGTGGCCACGGAAATAACATTTATAAAGAACTTGGTGTTTACAGAGTTTTGTTATACTCTAGATATGAAACTCTAGATAATAATCCTGATGTTATTTTAGGAAATGACTTTGCTAGGGTTGGAATCGTAAAAAATCCAACAATTCCTAACAGCACTACACAAGTTCTTGATGTATCTCTAGTTAGTGGTTTAGATTCTTTAAAATTATCTGGAGTAACTACAAATACCACTTATGGAGTGGACTCAATTATTAAACAAACAGTTGGATTTGGATCAACCGCAATTGGTTATGTTGCTTCTTGGGATAATATAACTGGAGTTTTAAAGTACTATCAACCCACAGGATTAGCGTCTAGTGAAACTGGTTTTAAAATCATTAAATTTACTTCAAATCCAGATGTTGGATATGGAAAAACTATAGAATGTAGTTCTATTATTGGGCCAGCTTTGTCTATTAATTCTAGTTTTAATGGTATCACTACAACAATAAATAATAAAATATATCAGTTGGGTGTTGATTTTGTTTCTGGTATAGGATCTGCTGAATTTAATAAAAAATCTGGAGACATTATTTACATAGATAATAGGGCGCCAATTCCTAGATCCGCTAGCCAAAAAGAAGATATCAAAGTAGTACTGGAGTTTTAAATTAAATGGCACAAAACACTAATTTAAATGCATCCCCATATTTTGATGATTTTGATTCAACAAAAAATTATCATAGGGTATTATTTAAACCAGGAACTCCAATTCAAGCTAGAGAATTAACTACACTTCAGTCAATTTTACAAGACCAAATAGAAAAATTTGGAAAACACTTTTTTAAAGAGGGATCAGTTGTAATTCCTGGTCAAACTGCATATGATAGTGATTATTTTTACGTTCAAGTAGATTCTAGTCATTTGGGAATACCAATTTCTGCATATTTTTCTAAGTTAGTTGGTAAATTTATAAAAGGAGAAACTAGTGGTGTTGAAGCTTTAGTAGAAAATTATATTTTAGATTCTACATCTGAAAATGGAAACTTTACTTTATATGTAAAGTATCAAACTTCTGGTACTAATGGATCTCAGCTATCATTTTTAGATGGTGAAAATTTAATTTTACTTAGTAATTTAAATTATGGCGTTTCTACTATCACTAAAGATTCAACATTTGCAACTACTATAATTTCTAATTCAACCGGAACAGCTTCTGCAGCAAAAATTCAAAATGGAGTATATTTTATAAGGGGATTTTTTATAGATGTTCCTAGTCAAACAATTATTTTAGATCAATATGGGAATATTCCCTCATATAGAGTTGGTTTATTTATTGAAGAGTCAATAAGTGTAGCCTCTCAAAAGAGTCCAGACCTTTTTGATAACGCTAAAGGATTTTCAAACTTTGCAGCACCAGGAGCAGATAGATTTAAAATTACAACTACTTTAATTAAAAAAAGTCTTGATGATTTTAATGATGAAAATTTTGTTGAACTTATAAGAATAGAAAAAGGAATTGTTAAAAAATTTGTAAAAGATACACAATATAATTTAATTAGAGATGAATTGGCAAGAAGAACATACGATGAATCTGGAGATTACTATGTATCTCCTTTTAAGGTAATTCCAAAAGAATGTTTAAACAATAAAGTTGGCAATAATGGAGTTTATTTTGAGAAACAAGTTACTCAAAGTGGAAATATACCATCGGATGATTTTGTAACTTTACAAGTATCACCAGGAAAAGCATATGTTAGAGGATATGAAATTGAAACTTTAGATACAACTTCAATAGATGTACTTAAACCTAGAACAAAAGATTATTCACAAAATGAATCTATACCATTTACACTGGGAAAACAAATAGAAGTTAATAATGTACATGGATCGCTTCCTGTTGGATTTGGAACAACTTCTATTGTCAATCTTTATTCTAATAGAACTTCAACTGGTGGATCTCCTTCCGGATTGTTAGTGGGTGTAGCTAGAATTTATGATTTTAAATTGAAAAATGCTGAGTATTTAAATGATGCTACAAAATTTGAAACAAGTTTGTATGATATGCAAACTTATACTTATTTGACATTAAATACTGATACCACTCTTACAGTTCCATGTTTTATTGAAGGAAATAACAGTGGAGCTAATGGATATCTTGTTCAAAACGTATCATCCAATCAAGTAATTTTATATCAAGTTTCTGGATCTTTTTCTGTAAATGAATCTATAAAAATAAACGGAATATTAGATTCAAAAACTATAGTTGCAGTTAGAGATTATAATCTCTCGGACGTTCATCAGTTAGTTGGCACTCATCCATCTTTTCCATTTTCTTCAGATCCAATTTTAAGCAAACAAATTAATATTGCTCCTCAAGGAGCTTCATTCACTATTAGTGCAGCTTCTGGTAGTGCTTCAACTGTTACCGCTGGAAGTAATACATTTACTGTGGGTATAAAGACCGGTGATATTATTTCTTATACAAAAACTGGTGAAACTCTTCCAACTTTTAATAGAGTAAAAACGATATCAACAACTGCTAACAGTATAGTATTAGAAGCAACTACATCAGTAACTGGAGTTTCTAATGGCACTTTACCTGGATCACAATTAGTTACATCTAGTTTAGTAAAAGTAACTTCAGAAGTTCTTAATAGTACAAAATCATTTTTATATTCATCTCTTCAATACCCAAATGTATCTAACGTAGATTTTACCGGAACAGATATTATAGTTAAAAAATCCTATCTGATATCAGTTTCTTCTGGTGCATATAGTAATGTATTAGAATCTAATGTTAATTTTAGTTTAGAACCCTTTGATGAAGAAGATTATACATTAACATTTATATCTACTGGTAATATTGAAACTCTAACAAATCAAAAATTATTGGTTAGTGGAAATACTATAACACTTCAAAGTTTAAGCGAAAGTGGATCAGCAGTTCTCACTGTTACTTTTAAAAAGAAAAATGTAAAATCTAGAAAAAAAACTTTTACAAGATGTAAGTCACTAATAGTTGACAGATCATCACAAAACTCCTCTGGCGCTGGTAGTACAACACTAGCTGATGGATTAACTTATAGTTCTGTTTATGGCACTAGAGTTCAAGATGATAAAATTTGTTTAAATGTTCCTGATGTAATCACGGTATTAGGTGTTTATGAGTCTAACGATTCCAATAATCCAGATTTACCTAAATTAACCTTAACAGAATTGAGTTCTAATATTAATAATGCAGTTATTGGTGAAAAAGTATTTGGATCTGACAGTAAAACTTGTGGCATTGTTGTACTTACAAATGGAACTAATCAGATTGAATTTGTTTATGGAAATGAGAATTCTTTTATTGTTAATGAATCAATAGTATTTGAAGAATCTAAGATAACAGCAAAAGTTTCTGCTTTTATTGAAGGAGATCGGAATATTCTGGATACATATGTTTTAAATGAGAATCAAAAAGCAGAATATGCAGATTATTCATTCATTTATAGGAAGTTAGATACCGCTGCTCCATCTAGAAAACTAAAAATAATTTTTAGTCACTATGATTTTGAATCTAATGACGATGGCGATTTTGTAAGCGTTAACTCATATGATATTGCTAGATATAAAGATGATTTGCCATTTGTTGATGGACAAATTTGTAGTGATATAATAGATCTTAGACCTAGGGTGCCTGTTTATGATTTAGCAACAGCTACAAAATCTCCATTTGAATTTGATTCAAGAGATTTCAAATCACTATCAAATTCTGCTCCATTACCCTTTGCAAAAGATAAAAATTTAAATCTATCATATTATTATTATTTGGGTAGAATTGATAAAGTTTTCTTGACCAAAGATGGCAAATTTGTAATTAATAATGGAGTTGCGGCATTATATCCGAAAGAACCAAATAATATTGATAACGCATTAGAGGTAGCGACAATTAAATTACCGCCATATGTTTTTGATGTTGGAGAAATTCAAGTAAATACTGCATCACATAAAAGATATAGAATGAAAGATATTCAGAAACTTGAAGATAGATTAAAAAATGTTGAATATTATACTTCATTATCTTTGTTAGAACAAGAAACTAAAGCTTTAACTATAAAAGATAAAACTACTGGTTTAGATAAATTTAAATGTGGATTTTTTGTAGATAATTTTAAAAGTTCTCTTGCAGGCAATTTAGTTGATCCATCTTATAGATGTAGTATTGATACTAAAGAAGGAGTATTAAGACCACAACACTACACCACTTCTTTAGATTTACTGCTAGGGTCTGAAGCTATTGTTGGTGTTGCTTCAACTTCTAATCCAACAGCTGATTATAATTTTGTTACAAATTTGGGATCACCAAATGTTGTAAAAGTTGGAAAAAGTGTATGTTTAAAATATACCGAAGTTATTTACGTTGAAAATAAATTTGCAACAAGAGTGGAGAACATTAACCCATTTGCAGTGGTTAACTGGGTTGGCTCAATGGAATTAAATCCAGAATCAGATACATGGATTGATACAAGTATAGTTAAAAAAACAAAAGAAAGTGAAGGCAATTATTCTGATACTATTGCTCAATTTGGAATTGATACTAATACTGGACTTTCTCCAATTGAATGGGGTGCTTGGGAAACTAATTGGACGGGTGAAAAAGTAGATTCAACCAAACCTATGGGTAGTATTTTTATTAAATCGGATCTTGTAAACGAAACAACAAAAAAAGGAAAATTTGTTGGAGGAAAGGGAATACCAATTACAACTACTAAAACATATAAAGAACAATATACTGATTTTGAAAATGTAACTTCAACAAAAACTGGAACAAAAACAGCTAAAGGTATTCAATATAAAGTAACAGAATCTTGGCAGTCAATACCACTAGGTCCTAGTATTGTATCAACAGATACTATTCTTACTTTAAGATCAAGAAATATTGAATTTATAGCAAAAAGAATGAAACCTAATACTCAGGTTTATGCTTTTTTTGATAATGTAGATGTGGCTTCGTTTATAGTTCCAAAACTATTAGAAGTTAAAATGTCTTCAGGAACGTTTTCTGCAGGCGAAACAGTAGTTGGTCAATCTGGATCTATAGCCATTAAATTCAGACTTGCAAATGCAAATCATAAGTATGGACCATATAATAAACCAGATCAAGTTTATACACAAAATCCATATAAAACTTCTGAAGATGTATCAACAAATTATTCTACAACTACAACTATTCTAAACGTAGATTGTGCTTCCTTACAATTACAATCTGAGTCTAGTTTCTATGGATATGTTGTAAAGAATATGAAACTTACTGGACAAAGTAGTGGCGCTGTTGCTGTAATAGAAAATGTAAGACTTTTAACAGATAAATCTGGAACTATTATTGGATCTTTGCATATACCAGATCCAAAATTACCTTCAAATCCAAAGTTTGAAACTGGACCAAAAACTTTTACACTCACATCAAGTGGAGCTAATACAACAATTGCTGGAACAGTAGGAACAGTTGCTGACGGCAAATTTACATCAGCAGGAACATTGAATAATGTTGAAGATGTTACATTAAAAATCAAGAATGCAAAAGTTGAAAAAAGTACTTTATCAAAGAGTGAAAATATATCGGAAACTACTACTAAATTGGTAGCAAGCACTTCATTTAAGGATAAAGTTACCAAACAAACTAGATGGGTTGACCCCCTTGCACAATCCTTTGAAGTTGTAGACGAAAATGGAGTTTTTATTACAAAATGTGATATCTATTTTTATACTAAAGATCAAAATGAACTCCCAGTGACTATGCAAATTAGAACCATGGAAACTGGTTTACCAACAACTACTATAGTTCCTTTTGGAGAAACTGTTTTATTCCCAAATCAAATCAACACTTCAGATGACGGTACAAAAGAAACAACTTTTACTTTCCCCTCTCCAGTATATCTTGATCCAGGGGCTGCTTATTGCGTAGTTTTATTATCTGCATCCCATTCATATCAAGTCTTTATTTCTAGAATGGGTGAAGAAGATGTGACGACCAAAAATAAACCAGAATCTGAAAAAATATTGGTGTCACAACAACCACTTCTGGGATCATTATTTAAGTCTCAAAATGGAGCTACGTGGGATCCAAGTCAATATGAAGACCTTAAACTTAAACTTTATAGAGGCAACTTTGTAAAAGGTAGTTCTAATGTAAGATTCTATAATCCGAAGCTAGATGTGGGAAACAAACAAGTATGTTCTTTATCACAAAATCCTATAGAGTGTATTCCAAATACTGTTGTTGTCGGAACATCAAAAAGTTTTACATCTTCAGAACAAACTGCTTTAAAACCGGGTGTTACTATTCTTCAAGTGAATAATAACAAATTTTCTGGAAAACTTAAAAATGTTTTAGGATCAATAGGTGTTGGAAAATCTCTGACATTGATCAATCCTGGTAGTGCTTTTACTTCAACTCCAACAACGTATAATAATGTTAAGTTGGTTAGTTTAAGCGGAACTGGAGTTGGTGGGATAGCCACGGTGCAAGTTGGTTCTGGGGGAACTGTACTAGCTGTTACAGTAGCATCTGTTGCTGGGGCTGGTGGTACTGGATATGCATATGGAGATGCTTTAACAATTGATACGGCTCAGACCGCAGGTTTAGGTAAAAATTTAATTATATCTATACCAGAAACTGTAGGATTTATATCAGCTTTTAATACTTTAGTTTTAGATAGATGTCAGGGTCAATTGATTCAAAATAATACATTTGATTTATATTATGTTGGCACCGGTGGAACTTCTACGATTAGCGGAGCAACTGTCAATACCATACAAACTCTGACTGATGGACTCCATTTTAGAGTTTTACATAGAAATCATGGAATGTACTCATATTATGATTATGTAACTTTAAGTGGCGTTGAAAGTAATATCAAACCACAAGTTTTACAGTCCGAGTATAGTTCCTCTTCAACAAGTTCTATTCCTCTTAACTCTGTTGGAATATTTACTTCATTTGAAAATGTTCCTGTTGATCAAAATAATCCTGGATATTTAATTATTAACAGTGAAGTTATAAAATACACAAGTTTTGATGTTGCAACTAGTGTATTAACTGGAATAACACGAGGAATTGATAATACTAAATCAACTATACATCCAGTAAATTCGCAAGTATTTAAGTATGAGCTAAATGGAGTTTCTTTAAGGAGAATCAATAAAACTCATTATTTAGCAGATACTACACAAGTAAAATATCCATCTGATACTGATTATTATTATATTAAGCTTAACATGGCGCAATCTGGAGAAGATAGAACTGTTGGAAACGCAAAAGGATACCCAGAGCTATTTTTCAATGAATCTAAAACGTGTGGTTCGTATGAACCATTAGCTCTTGCAGCATCAGAAAAAACACCCAAAGCGACTCAAAACATACCGATGAATCAAATTCGTCCGAATATAGGTGTATTAATGCCTGCACAAACAGGAATTTCTGCAAAAGTCAGAACTGTGTCTGGAGGATCTCCAGATAACAATGCAATAGCACCTTTCCTTGATCAAGGATTTGAGCAAGTTTCTTTAACATCAAATAATATATTCTCAAGTCCAAGAATTATTTGCTCTCAAATTAATGAAGATCAACATTTAACAACTCTCCCAGGCAAAAAATCTTTTACTATGGAATTCACACTTACAACTGAAGATGAAAAAGTAACTCCTATGATAGATTTAGAAAGAGTTAATATTATTACTACTGCCAATCGGATAAATAACAAAATTTTAAATTATGCTAAAGATCCTAGAATAAATGGATTACTATATGATCCTCATGTTGCAAGTTATGTAACTAAGATTGTAAATTTAGAAAAAAGTTCAGATAACTTAAAAGTTATGTTTGATGCTTTTAGACATTCAACTAATGACATCCGAGTAATGTATAAATTATTCAGAACTGATGCTGATGAAACGGCTGCTCTTTATGAATTATTTCCAGGATATGATAATTTAACAGAAGATGGAGAGGTTATAAATCAATCAAATAATAATGGTAAACCCGATAAATTAGTAGTTTCCTCTACAACTGCTGATGATTTACAAGCATATGAATTTACAGCAAAAGATTTAGCTCCCTTCAATGGATTTCAAGTTAAAATAATGATGTCTGGAACAAATAGTTCTTTTGTTCCTCAGATATCTGAACTTAGAGTTATTGCAACGGCGTAAATATGAAAATACCTGTTGAAGGACATTCTGGACTATACAGAGATTCAAAATCCGGTGCAATTTTAAATTGTAACGATGCTGAATATTTTAACTACATGAAAAATAAGGAATTACGATTAAAAGAAAAACTTGAAATTCAGACTATTAAAGATGACGTACATGAGTTGAAAGATATGATGAAACTTATTCTTTCTAAATTAGATTCTAATTCATAAATACTTAAAAACGGATTCCCATAATGGCGGCAAGGAATGTAAACTTAGTTCTTGAACAAGGGGTTGACTTTCAAGCCACTTTTACTATCAGGAACACTAATAATGCACCATTAAATTTAACTGGATATACAGGTATTTCTTCAATTAGAAAACATCCAACATCCTCCAAGGCTTATCCATTAACACTTACATTTGTAGATGTGATAAATGGAAAAATTGCAGTTTCTATGGGATATACCGCAACTGACGCAATTGAAGGTGGTCGTTATGTCTATGATATAATTCTCATTTCGCCTAATGCTTATAGAAGTAGAGCAGTGCAAGGAAATGTTTTAGTAACACCAGGGGTATCATAATGACAGATTATATAGTAACGTTAAATGAACCCGGTCCATTTAGAGTTGGTGTAGATTACGAAATTCCCACTAAATCTATTCAATATGGAAATTTAATATTAGATAATATAAATTCTAACTTTACCGGAATCGCAAAAACGTTTGCATTAAACTATAACTCTAACTATTATGTTCCAATCAACGATCAACAACTGATTGTTGTTAAAAATAATTTAGTTATGGAGCCTATTGAAGATTATACAACTTCATCTAATAATATAATCTTTACCGTAGCTCCTGTTTCTGGTGATGATGTTTTTATCATTGCTCTCGCAACGACTGCAGATCTAACTAGAACAATTAATTATGTTATAGATAGTGGAAATACTGTAGTTTCTGCAGGAAATAAAGGTTCTGTAACATTAGATGTGAGCGGTATTATAGAATCAGTTACAGTTTTGTCTGATCAACAAGGTAGCGTTGTTTTAGATATTAAAAAATCAACTTATAATACATTCCCTTCATTCTCTTCAATTTTAGGTGGAACATATATCCAACTTTCAAATCAAAGAAAATATAAAGATAATACACTCGCTACATGGACAAAAACTTTAGTAGCGGGAGATATTTTGACCTTTGATGTTATCTCTGCTAGTAATGTTAATAGATTTCTGATTTCTTTAAAATTAAAATTATAAATAAAGATAGTTATTAAAACGTCAACAAGTTGTACGGAGTTTATTTAAATGGCACTTTTAGTTCCCAATATTGGAGAAATTGAGTCACTAAGGTATTTGATTGCTCAGAATAATCATACTGCGGCTCTTGCTGATCAGTCTCCAAGAAACCTAGTTCTCAAATTATACACCAGTAATACAACTCCAGCGGAAGCTGATGTACCATCTGCAACTGCTTATTACGAACCTTATGGAGTAGGTAATACCAACGCTTATGGATTTGCGCCATCTACAGGGTATCCATATTGTGTAGATAACAGAGGTGATCAAGCTTATTCATCTCAGACAGGAATCCTTCTGAATGGATCACGTTGGCAAATTAATAACGTTGCTTCTGGTACGACTGCAAGTTATCCAGAACAAACTTTCACTTTTTCAAGTAACGCTGGTGATGTTTATGGTTACTATGTAACTCGTGCAAATAACATGCCAGTTTCTGTACAGGGTAAAGTACATGCTGCCGGTGTTGGTATCGGAACAACTGTAACTAAGGGTAGCGTTGGTAACCCAGTAATTGGAGTTATTGGAAATAAGTACATCACAATTAACGCAGCTCAGAGTGTTGACGATCTAACTCTTGGAATGGTAGTTGGTGGTAATAATGGAATTCAAACCGGAACTAAAGTTATTGGTATTGATAGAGCATTAAAAGTTGTATATTTAGATAAAGAACTAATTGATAATATTCAAGTTGCTACTGACCCAGATCTTACATTCAGTTATTCTAAAGTTGTAATGGCAGGTCATCAACTTGTCGCTGGCGATGTTATCTATGTTGCAGCAGGTACAGGAAACACTACTACCGCTTCTGGTACTTACACCGTATTTAGTGTTCCAAATGCAAACGAGTTCTTTACTACTCCATCACTTAATCCAACTCTGAATGCAACAGCTGGACTTGATACATGTACTCTTTATAGTTCAATTATGTATGCTGAAAGATTCACAAATGGTCCTTACAGCATTCAGAACAATGGAGACCAAATCAAGATTACTCTAAATGTTGCTCTTGACTGATATTTAAATAACTACATCATTGAATTTTTGGGGATTGTAACTACAGTCCCCTTTTTTATTAAATCTATTATTTTATTAAAATCAATGAACATTTACGTTTATAATTCATCTACTGTAAATGAATATTTAATAGAAGATCTTGGATTTATTTCCTCTTCTATTGAATGTTTATCAGATTATGGTGAATTAGAAACTGGAGTTTCTGATTGTCAAGATTTTTACGTGGTGACATGTTCTGAGACAATAGTTCCTTTTGGATCTATTAAAATTAAAAAAGAAACTAAAAGTTATCATAAGAAAATTTCTAAAGAATTTATTGATCTTATCAAAATTAACGATAAATCCTTACTTCTTTCTAAATTTATATTATTTTGGATTGGATTTGGTACAATATTTGAATTTAATAATGGACTAGAGAGACAGGTAATACCTGATGTTTCTGGTGGAGGTGTAATGAAATGACGTTATACCAATATTCCGGATCTCAAGGATTTCAATCACTCCCACAAATTTCTTTTGCATCTGTTCAAAATTTTAGTTTAACTTACATTAGCTTTGATAGTACCGCTGTAACTTTTGATAGTTCAATTCCAAAGCTAGTTTCTTTTACTAAAAGAACATTTAGTTATAATTTAACATCAATATCTGATAATAATTTACTTGATTATGGATCAATAACGAATAGTGTTGTATCTTTAGATGACTATGGGCAGATTAGTCAACTATCTAGTACAACTTTAGATTATGGGTTAACAACTCAATCTGTTATTTCCACGGTATATCCTTTTGGTGGAATGCAGTTAAGTGGATCTGCAGCTTTAATTGTTCCTGCAGATATTAGAACTTATCATACAGTAGGATCTTATAGATTAACTTATAGTCCAGATAATACTACTGGAACTCTCTTTAGTTTTGGACAAAAACAAGAAAGAAGAACATATAATTACGATAAACTTTCTGTTCAAAGTATAGGTCAAGACTACGGTTCAATATCTAATATTGTTTTATTCAGTGATGAATATGGATCACTTTTAGATTCATCAACTCTAATAGAAGATTTTGGATTTGTTAGTACAATAGACTTGTTCTCTGCAGCTACTCCATTTGGAAAATTAACTGTTGGTGGAGCTGCAAATACTGAGTGGATTAATAAGAATTTTTATGGATCTATTTTTGGTCCTGCTGCAGAAATAAAAGTAACTTATAGTCCTGACAATACTACTGGAACTCTCTTTAGTCTTGGACAAAAACTAGAAAGAAGAACATTTAATTACAATCAATCTTCTATTGAAAATACTGAAAGTGATTATGGATTAATAAGTCAAATAACAGCACAAACTGAAGATTATCAATCTATTGCATCAATTCATGGATTAGTAGAAGAATTTGGATCTATTTCAGAGTCTACTGGTGGTTTGATACTTCCTTTTGGTACTATAACTCTAAGCGGATCAGCGATAACTTCTGCTAATTATAGACTATTCTTCTATGGATCCTCTGTAGAAAAATTTGTTTATAGTCCTAATACCACAGGAACTCTCTTTGGATTTGGTGAAAAAATTGAAAGAATAACATATTCATACAATAAACAATCTATATTCAATAATATAGATGATTATGGATTAGTTTCTGAGTTAACTGTAGGTGGTTTTGACTATGGATCAATAACGAGTATCAGTGGATCTCAACCTCCAGAAAATTACGGATCAATTTTAGAATCTGTAGTATCTTCTGTATCTCTTCCATTTGGATCCTTAAGTTTCTCTGGAACTTCTCTAGAAAAAGAAACTGATATTTACATCGGCTTAGGAACAGTCTTTGTAAGTGGCAATGTAAGTAATGTACAAGAGATAGATTCCTATAAGGGCTCCGGAACTATAAGTCTCTCTGGAACATACAACAACTTCAAATATATCAGTGCTTGGGTTGGCTCTGGAATTCTCTTTGGATTTGGTGAAAAGGTTGAACGAAGAACTTATGTATATGATCAAAATCTACCCGCAACAGTTATAGAAGATTTTGGTTTAATAATTAATTCTCCAACAACAACTATTGATTGTGGTTC